AATCATCTCGTTTACTACTATTCTTGCACATTCTTTAGCCTTTCTTAAAATTGATTCTGGATATTCTGTGTTAGTTAGCATTGAGCTACCAACATATCTATTTACATAAGGCTTAAATTTTTCTACTAATTCTGTTGCTTTTTCTTGTGGTGTCATAGGTTATTTGTTTTAATCTTTTATAAATTCTTTTGTTATTGATTGTTCAAGTCCTTCAAGTACCTCAACGCTATTACATTCAACAATAATTTTGCAATGAGGGTGATAGTTATTATTTAAATACTCAATTAATGGCTTTGCAGCTTCTAATAATAAATCTTCATTCATAGGTTATTTGTTTGGTTATAGGTTTGGTTGTAGTATTCATCTCCATATGAAATAGTATCCTTAACAAGACTATCCCTTAATTCATCTTCAGACATTTCATCAAGTTTTTCTCTATGTACTATTGTTTTAATAGAACAAGCATTACCTGCATCTATTATCTGCTCTTTTTCTTTTTCAAGTAAATCAGTAGCAATTCTTAATACTAAAGGTGACATAGGATAAGCCTCAATTAATTTAAGCTCATCAATTAATTCTTGCATTGCTGTTTTCATAGGTTATTTGTTTTTGGAATTATGTTTCTAATTTGATTGAATAATTGTTTTTAAATAGCTTGTTTTTAATTAATTAGAAGTATATTTCTAATTTTATATTGTTTCGGGTTTGTAATTCTCAATGTCAAAAAAGCCGATTTCTGACTTATGTTCTGGTCTTCTTAATCTACGCTTTGCAGGTTCATATCCCTGCTCGTTGCAGTAGGTAAGTATCTCTAAGTAAGTCGCATCAATGTTAGACATCATAATGCTAATTGGTTCACTTGCGTAATATTTGTCTATGTAATCTTTTGTAGTTTGGGTCATTGTGTTTAATTGTGTAGTCAGTTAATGCTGCCATTACAAAACCTGTTGCAATTAGCAGAAGGCAAATAGCGTAAATCATTTTGAGTATATGTCTTGAAGTTGTCCAATAAGGTAACAAGCTACTAAAAATACGGCTAATAATTGTGCGGTTTCTTTTTTCATTGTGTTTAGTTTTTTGGGTTAAATTGTGCGTTGAATAGTCGCACCCCTATATTATTTTAGATTTGTGTAGTTAAATAATCTCTTCTATTGATTAATTCATTTACCCAGTTTAAATACTCTTCAGTAAATACTTGACCTGCTTTTGTGTTTTGAGTAATTACCTTTTGAATTTGAGCAATTTTTAAATTTAATTGTCTCCACTCTTCTCTTAATTTGATGTTGTTATTCATGGTTATTTTGTTTTGATATATCAAATATACAACCTTTTCACATTCCACAACAAAATGAGCAAACTTTTTTTAAAAATTGTGATGAGCGGTAAATATTAAGGATAAGCGGTAAATTATAGGAAGGCGTACCTACCAGTGCCACGTTTAAGGCTGAAGTTCTGCCAAGCCAAAGCCAAAGCCATTACGGCATCGTCGTGGAAGCCTGAAGGTGCTGAGTACTTTACCCCCGTTGCCGTGTACATATATTCAAATACTTCTAACTCCTGACTTATTATCCCCTCTGGATAGCCAATTTTACCTTGATGTATGGCAGCTTGTAGACCTTCCATAAGTTGCTGCTTACTTGAACTTGTAAACTTTAAGCCTTGTATCATTACCCCTTCACGTTGTAAGTCCTCAAGGATAGGGTCTCCAACCCCCGTAGAATCGACAAGGATAGGGCATTTAGGCAGCCTAAGGATAGTTTGCTTGGTATTGTGCCAATCCATTTGAAAGCGGTCAAAATAAGCCACATTTCCATCTTCGTCTAAGCCTACAATAACTGTCCAATCGACCGACTTGGCTAGATCAATTCCATAAGCTACTACCGGCATAGTTGTAACCGGGTGTAAGCACTTGCGTATGTGTTGGCTACCGAAAGGGTTTGCTGCGTTCTCAGCCGGGTTTGCCATATACTCCTGCTCAAACACAACCTCTGGTAATTGCCTACGGGCATCGTCTATTTCCTGTGGGTCAATGTAAGGGTTATCGTATGTAGTAAACTTAAAGCTTTGCCAATCGGGTTCGGCTTTGCTAAACAAACTAAAGAAGTAGTTTTTGCCTTTTGGGGTGCTAAGGAATATAGCTTTACCCTTATAGTCCGTTAAGGTAGGTCTTATTGAGTTAAGCCACCCGTCTTCTAAGTTAGGTATAAACGAAGCCTCGTCCACTATTACAAGGTTAAACTTTCGCCCTCTCAGGTTATCCAAGCGTTCCCCTGTAAAGAACTCGACCTTGCCACCATTTGGGAAGCTGATATTTAAGTCCGATTTGTTATTAGTGAACGGAAGGCTATTGCATAACTTCTCAAAGAATACCTTTGCTAATTTGTAGGTCGGTGTTATGTAAGCAACCTGACCGCCTTTAATTGCGGTTGTAATACATTTGATCTGGGATAGTTCCGATTTGCCGAACCTTCGCCCACACATTACAACTATGTACCTGGCTTCGCAGTCAAGTATCTTCTTTTGGTTTATATGTCCGTTAGGTAGTTCTATCCGCATTAAAGAATTGTCTTGCCGTCTACAAATACTATCTCTATTCTGTTATCTGTTTGAATATCCATTTGTTCTTTTGGCTTACCATATACACGGGTAAGTAAAGTTTCTAAACTATAAAGGCTGCCTTTCTCTAAGCTTTTACGCATAGCTGCTGCAATCGTCTTTTCAAGTATTGTTGCCTTAGGGTTATCCCATACTGTTTTAAGTTCGTCTAAGTCCATTGACATCATAGCTTGTATAGTATCGTTTATCTCTGCAAGTTTATAGCCTTGCTCTTTGAGTAGGCTTACATACTTCCTGGGTCTGCCATTTGGGTTTCCGGATTGTCCTGGTTTGAATGGTATTAAGTGTTCTTTGCTCATTCTGTTATCCTTCTGTTTTAAACCATTGTAAATAAATTTGATGCGCTATTTGTGCAGTCATAATAGGGGGAACGCTCATACCTATTAAATACTTTGGTTTTAATGTCTTAAAATTATAATCTAAAGGGTAAGTTCCAATCTTACATAAATCACTATCAGATATATAATTAGGTTTGTTGTAATGTAAAATAGGGCTACTATCTGATGCTATAATAGTATTACAAACTATATTAGGTGATATTTTAAACGAGCCAAAATAATTCCCTTTAGGATGTACTTTACTTAAAGAGTTACCTTCAGGGCATATATTCCATAAATTTAAAGCTTCTCCTGTAATTAATTTACCTACTGATCCATCTTCTATTTCTTTATATAGGACCGGCTTTTCATTAAAATCTAATCTTAAAGGTTTAAGCTTTAATTCTTTTTTATGTCCTATAAAAAATACTCTTTCTCTTCTTTGTGGAACTCCCATTGATGCCCCATTTAATAAAAATATTTGCACATTGTAACCTGCTTGTTCCATTGTTTGTATTATCTTTTTAGAATATGCTTTAGCATTACCTAATATAATACCTTTTACATTTTCTAATAAGAATATCTTTGGCTTTAATTTTATAATAGTATTGCAATACTCAAATACTAAATCATCTAAAGTCTGAAATGCTTGTCCTTCTTTAAATTGTTTTTCTTTACCCCAAGCCTTTTCCCTACTCCCTGCCATTGAGAATGTAGAACAAGGAGGGCTTCCGTCTAATAGATCAAGATTATATAACTCTTCAGGTAAATCAATAAGTTTATTAAATTCTCTTATATCTTGATTATATAAATACTTTGGATTGTGATTAGTTTTATATATATCAGCTACTTGTGGGTCAATTTCAACACCTCCTAAATGTGTAAAGCCTGCTAACTTATAACCCATAGTTGAGCCACCACCACAAATAAAAGTTCCAAATACTTTTAAACCATTAGATATTATACCTTTTGCTGGGTAGCCATCAGTTAAATTCCAATTATAAGGGAATTTATAATTATTATATTCGTATTTAATCATTGCCTAATAATTTCCAAATTGCTTGTTCTGGTGTAGGTGCTATTTTTAATAAGCTTTCTTTAACTATATAATATTCCTCTTCAGTATATTTTAAACTTATAGTCATTGAGTCAATAATATCATCTAAAGTTAGTTCTTTATTTTTATCTTCAAAACTTAAATTATCGAAGCCAGGTATATCTAAACCCCATTCTTGTAGTTGATCTGCATCCCAATTATTTGCAAGGTCGCTCCAATCCCATTCTCCATAGCCTACGTTGTCTTTAACTATAAACTCCTTTTGTTGCTGCTCGGTTAATTCACTTGCTTTAATGACAGGTATCTCTTTAAGTCCTGCTTCCTTACAAGCTTTAAGTCGCATATTTCCACCAAGCACAACCATATCGTCATTAACTACAATAGGTCTAAGGTTTAGCATTTGTGGGAACTCGTTAATTGACTTTACGAGCTTTGCAAACTTATCATCTTTAATTATCCTGGGGTTGTTTGGGTTTGCTTTTACTGTGTTGATTGGTACGTTTTGTATCATAGTATGCCGTTTATTATATCGTTAGCTTCGTCTATTGCGTCCTCTTGATCTAAGTAAGTGTCTACATCTGCTATGTGCTTATTGATTAAAGTTTCTGCCATTGCATAGGTGTAGTGTCCTATCGTGGTCATATTGTCTCCGTTTTTACCCGTCTTACATACCGCAAGGAAGTAAGCTTTGTGGGTTAAGAGTAGCCATATAGCGTTTAGCTTTCTCATCTGCCCTGCCCTTTGTAATCTTTAGGTCTTGGGTTATGCTTGTTAAAGGACTTCTTTGCAGAGCCTCTTTTGCGTTTGCCAAAGCTAACTTTGTTATTGTTCTCTTTAATCTTTGCCATAATTCTTTGCGTGTATGTCTTTTAAAAACTCTTTATATTGTTTTTTATCTCCGTATTCTATGTGGCACTTCCTACACAAACCCATTAAGTTCTCAATCGTGTCTTTGTCTTTGCTTCCACCCATACCCCTCGCCTCAATATGATGCACGTCTACCGCTTGTGAGCCACACACTTCGCAAGGAATGAAGTCCGTTTTTTTATACCCCATTCCCTGCAAATAAATTTGTGTGTGTTTCTGCATACTTTCCCCATTAAATTTTCCGTT